ATATAATGAAGAAGAAGGCATTGGAATTAATTGCAGATGGAATATGCGAAGAAGTTTTGCCATTTGGTGTTGAAAAAATTATTCAAAAAGAAAAGGAAATAAAAGAACTTAAAGAACACATTGCATTACCAAAAAAAAAGAAGCGCAAATTATTTTAAAATATAAAAACATAGAAAAATGGCAGTTAATGACATAATTAATGGAACAGACCTACGGATTTATAAGGATGGAACTACTGCAATCGGAGAAGCTACATCCGCAACATTATCCGTTACAAGAGAAATGCGAACAATTCTTACAAAGGATAGTCCAAATTCAGGATGGGCAAGTTCTTCTCCAGGTCAAAAATCGGCTACATTAACCGTTGAAGCATTATATTCCGAAACATCAACAAATGTACAACCAGATGTTTTATTTGATGCCTTGGATAATGGAACGGTTTTGGCTTTGACCTTAACAGAAAACACATCCGGATACAATTACTATTCATTTAGTGCTTATTGTACGTCTTGGGAAGTAAATACTCCGGTAGAAGATAACACTTCCGTATCCGCAACATTTACGATTTCTGGAGCGGTTTACAGAGGAACAAACGCTTAATTAATGAACACACCACAAACACGGATAAACAATGGTTAGATTTACAAAAATAAACAACAAGGAAGTGCCTGTTTCGTTCGGGAATGCGACATTGATTCGCTTCGAAGAGGAAACAGGCATTTCTATTTTAACGCTCGGAACGGATACGTTAAATTACAAGAATACATTAATGTTAATATTTGAAGCGTTACGAGATGGGCATAGAAAAGAAAAGGTTGAGTTTAAATGGACCTTTGAAGATATGTGCGATCAACTCGATGAAGATATGGAAGCGATTAATCGAATAATGTCTTTGTTTGGCAATAGTATGCCGAGTCCAGAAAAAAAAACGAAAACGAGTCGAACGAAAGCGCATCTGACTCACACGAAGTAATGACTTGGGAATACATTCGAGGTGTTGCCGTTGGTCAAATGGGAATGAGTAATGAGGATTTTTTAAACTCCGATTTTAAAGAAGTTTTGGATGCAATTAAAGGTTTTCAAATATACGAACAAAGTAAATTTAGAAACCAATGGGAACAAACAAGATGGTTGGCTACAATTAGTTTACAACCGTATTCCGGCAAAGGCAAAACAATTAAAATGACTGATTTAATCCAATTCGATTGGGAAAAACAAGAAAAGCCGAAAACAAGGGAATTGACCAAAGAGCAAATTGAATGGAGAAAACGAATGGACGCGATAATGCGTAAAAATCACGGACAAGCATAAGTTATGGCATCGAACCAAATGAACGTAATTCTTAACCTTGATGTAAACCAGTTTCAACGGTCATTAAGGAATGCGCAAAGAAATATGGAGCGTTTCGGTCGTGATATGCAGCGACTTGGTTCAAACCTAACTCAAACCTTAACCTTACCTATTCTTGGTGCTGGTGGTGCTGCGGTAAGTTCCGCAATTCAATTTGAACAACTTGAAGCGAGATTACGAGTTTTAACCGGATCAGCGGAAGAAGGTGCAGCCGTATTTGAAAGGATTAAAACCTTTGCTGCTCAAACTCCATTTGAGGTTGGAGATTTAGTCGAAGCAAGTTCGCAATTAATGGCATTTGGGTTTAGTGCGAATGAAGCATTAAACTCATTGCAATACCTTGGAGATATTGCAGCTGCAACCGGAAGTAACATAAATGAAATTAGTTTAATCCTTGGTCAAGCAAGAACAGTTGGTGTTGCATTTACGCAAGATTTAAGGCAACTTGCATCAAGAGGTATTCCGGTTTTTGAAATGTTGCAAGAAGAAACCGGATTAACTGGAAAGGCATTTAATAAATTTGTTGCGGATGGTGGAGTTACCTTCGATGTTCTTAATAGGATATTGCAAAAAACCGCTTCTGAAGGTGGCAAGTTTTTTGGTGGTATGCAGATGCAATCACAAACACTTGGCGGTGCATTGTCAAACTTTAAAGATTCCGCTTCGATTGCGTTTGCTGAACTTGGCAAATCTATTGCCGAAGCAACTAATTTAAACGAAAGATTAAGAAAATTATCCGACTACATTACTGCATTAGTTCAAAGGTTTAAAGAATTAAGTCCGGAAGCAAAACAGACTGCGGTAAATATTGCATTAGTATTATCCGCCATTGGTCCGGTTACATTTGTAATTGGAAAGTTTGCAACTGTTATTGGTGGATTAATTGGTCAAATGAGCAAATTATTAGGTGTTGTAAAATCGTTTGCAACATTTATGTTGGGTGTTCCCGGAATTATTTTGGCTGCGGTTGCAGCAATTACTTATTTATATTATCAATCAGACACGGCAAGGAAAGTAATTAATGGACTTGTCGATAGTGTAGTTTCATTAGTAAATATATTTAGAGCTGGTGGTTCGGCAGCGGAAGGTTTCTTTGCAATATTAAGAGGAGATGCGACAAGTGCTGGTGTTGCATTTTTAAATATGCAGAACGCATTAAATGATTTTCAAACACAAATTGGAGATGTTGATTTTAATGATGCGGAAAATAGAATTAGCGGGTCAATCGAAAGGTTAAAAGAAAAAATAAATAACCTTTTGACAATTAAACCAACCATTGTTCAACCGACAACAACAACCGGTCCAACAACTACACCAACAACGGGAACAACAACAGGAGGTTTAGCACCGGTTCAACCAGTAGATTTGTTGCCGAGTAATTTTGCCGACCAAATAGAATCAATAAACGTAGCCAAAAGCGCACAAGATAAATTAAATGAATCCTTACTTACTACACAAGAAAGGCAATCCGCATTAAGAGAAGAAAATGAAAGGAAAATAGAACAGAGCGAAAGGATTGCTCAATCATTAGAACGAGAAAACACATTAATAAACGGAATTACAAGCGCGGTTGGAACTTTAACCGATTCTATATTTGAAGCGATTTCAACCGGTAAAGATATATTTAAATCGGTTGCTAATTCAATCAAACAATTAGTGGTTCAATTAATCAAGGCGGTTGTTCAAGCTGCTATTTTAAGTACCTTATTAAATATAATTGCTCCGGGTTCTTCATTAGTTACATCCGGCAAGGCTACATTTAGTGCGTTGTTAGGTTTACCGGGTTTTGCTTCTGGTGGATTAGTAACCGGACCAACCGTTGCATTAGTTGGAGAAGGAGCTGGAACGACATTATCCAATCCGGAAGTTATTGCACCATTAGACAAATTAAAATCAATGTTAGATAATGGAATGAACGATGGTGCATACATAGCGCAAACGAGAATACAAGGAAGCGATTTATTATTAAGCATAGAACGAGCAAAACGAGATAGAACAAGGTAATATGGCATTAAGATTGCAATCGGATTTTTTTAGCGAAAAAGGGCATAAATATACCGTAAGTATATACGATTCCGATTATTCCGGTTCGGTCTTGGGTTTTGATGCAGCTACGGTACAAATAAATTACGATTTTGATGGAAACGAAAACGACCGATTCGCGCCAATATTAAGTTCTGGTGCGGTTGTTAGTATTGTAATTAATTCCGAATCCTTAAATACCTTCATTACGGATTTAGTCGGTGCTGCCGAAGATAGATTCTATATGCTAATCGAAGACGATGCAAGTCCGGTTAAATTGCGTTGGGTTGGATATATATTACCAGATTTGGTTGTTGAAGAAGATATTGAAATAGGAATTGGATATATTTTCGATTTAAAAGCAAAGGATGGATTTAATTATTTAAAAAATATAGACTATAAAGATGTAGCCGGAGAATACACCGGATACGCTACTTTAAAGGAACACATATTAAATGCATTAGATAAATTACCATTTCTTGACGAGTTATACGGTTCAACCAATATTTATATCAAGTTCTTAATGAGCTGGTACGAATCTAATATGAGTATAGGAATTGGTGGTTATAATCAACTTAATCACTTGCGGATCCATCACCGAGCGTTTAAATGGAAGGATTCAAAAGGCAATGTCCATTTTCGTAGTTGCTACGATGTATTGAAATACATTGCGATTACCTTTGGTGCGCGATGGATGTTTAGTGGTAGATACATTTATTTTATACAAGTAAACGAATACGCAACTGCCGAGTCATCAAAGGTTTGGTGGAATTTAAGAAACGATTCGTTTGCATCAATAGACATCGGTTCAAATCCTTTAGTGATTGAGAACAATCAAGCTGCTGCTCCGAATGCTGATATATTTAGATTGCGAGGCGGTGCGTTTAAATATCTTCCGGCACTAAAAGAAGTTCTTGTCGAATACGAACACATAGCGACAAGGAATTTAGTTCCGGGTGCAGTATTCAATGACCAAGAAGATCCGACATCACAAAGGATTGTCATTGAGGATGTGGATACATTGACTGTTGGTTCGTTTTTAGCTTTGCAATTTACCTTAAATTATACGAGTTCGTTTTTTGACCCTGGCAGATTTGAAAAACACTATTTAGTATTCGGAGTTAAAATAATTGATGCCGGTGGTACTCCATCTGATTATCCGACACGAAACGATGGCACATACAAACGCGATGTAACCTTTAATGGGAACGGATACGAATACGGCAAACCGGAATGGACAACGGCAACGGACCAATATTACAAAATTGTTGTTCCGGTTAATCACGATGCGCAAAAAAACGTAATTACTACGGATTTCAATGTTTATGATTTGCCATCCGGAACATACGGATTTGGTGTTGAATTTTATCTCTTGGATTTATATACACAAGAAGATGGAATCGAATTGGGCATTGCTAAATCGGATATAACTTGGAACGTAGATAGAATATTTGTCGAAGCAATCGCATTAGGATTCTTTTCGGAGCAAAACGACATATTAGAATACGGAGCTGACAATGATGCGTTTACATCTCAAAAATATAAGGTTAGAACCGTTTTAGGTGATGGTCCGAATTTAAATAGTCCGGGTAGAATTGATGTTTATGATGGTTCGGAATGGGTTCAATCTACAAGTGCATTTAATCTAAATTGGGCAAGCCCTAACTTTAGTTTAAAGAACATAAGTCAATTATTGGCAGACGAAATAATATCAAGCCAATTATCTCCGGTTAAATATTTTGCGGATATGGATTTTGTAATGAGCGATGCAAGTGATAAGTTTTTGTTTCCGCATTATGCCATTAAATATGATGGCGCATATTGGGTGTTTCAAGGTGGCAGTATAGATTTAATGAAAGACCAGTTTTCTGGTAATTGGTGGAAAATGAATTTTGAAAGCTAATGGGATTTACGGAACGAACGGTAAGGAAATTACCTTTAAATTATGATGTTACTTGGAATTATCGAGCTGATGGTTTAGGTATCGGAGGTTCATCACCAACTATTCCACAAGAAAACGATGGAGGTAATAATGGCAATACTTCATCAATGTTTGAAGAGGTATTCACCGCGGATGGCATAAGCGCAACATTTACCGTAACCGAAAACGATGGAATATTAGCCGATTCCCTTGACAAAATATTTGTAAGTAGAAATGGACAATACATCGGAAACGAATACATATCGGATTTAAGTCCACAAGATGGGGAAATAACTTTAGGGTTTGTTCCTGAAAATGGAGAAGAAATAACATTGAATTGGTTTGCCAAGCCGAATACACAACAACCAATATTCCAAGAAATATTTACTGCTGATGGCATTTCCGCTCAATTCACGGTTACAAAAAACAACGGAGAATTACCAAGTGCGTACACGCAAATATTTGTGTATCGAAATGGTTTATTATTAAACAATAACTACTTGACCGGATTAGATGCGCCAAACGGACAAATAAGTTTAACCTTCACTCCGTTTAGTGGTGAGCGAATTGCGATTGTATGGTTTTATAGACAAGAAAATATTGAACCGTATAAACAAGCATTTACGGCTGATGGATTGTCGGCTACGTTTACAGTTACAAATAATGATGGCATTTTATCGGATTACAAGGATGCTATTTTAGTAATGAGAAATGGACAATTAATCGATAACGATTATATAAGTTCTTTTAATAAAGCAAGTGGCGAAGTTATATTGACATTTACACCAGACAATAACGAAAAAATAGAAATAATATGGTTCGTATTAATTTAATCATTTTTGGATTCTTTTTGACCTTTAATTTGTTCGGTCAATATCCGAGAATCATTCTAAAGCAATTAGAAAAGGCAGATAGTAGTGGACAATTTATTATTGCGGACTCGGATTCAAACGCCGTTTGGTCGGATGCCTTATATATTACAACGGATTCCCTACTTACTTTGTACGGAGATACGATTGAAGGTGGTATCAATTACGAGAAGATTCAAGATACAATCGCTGCTATGTTGGAAGCCGGGTTAGGCATCCAAATGACATATAACGATGAAGATGGGGAATTTCTAATTGAATCACTATCTATTGAGGATTCGATTTATAATGGTAGTGGATCATTAATTAGTAAAGGTACTCCATTATATGCGGTTGGAACACAAGGTAATTATTGGAATGTTGCTCCAGCTGATGCAAGTGATATTACGAAATTACCAGCCGTTGTTATTGCTGGAGAAGATATTGGAATCGGAGAAACAGGAGTAGGATTATTGAAAGGTCATATCAAGCAAGTAAATACAACTGGATTAGCGGATGGAGATGAAGTTTATGTCGGAGTTGGTGGTGGATATACTAATGTAAAACCTAAAGGTGAAAGTAATTACGTTCAAAGACTCGGAACGGTTATTAAAGGCAATAGTGCAAGT